GAAGTATACGTAGCTAAAGCTGTAGAGAATAAAGACGTAGAGAATTACACACTTGCTGACGTAGTAACAGAGGTACAGACAGAACAATTTCTAGCAGATCCAATAGGATCTTTTGTAGATATACAGATACAAGACATAGATCTTACTGTTATAGGCGACGATATGACTAACGATCAAAAAGAAAAAGCACAAGAAGTTGTAGTACCAGTGATCATAGCTTCGCAAATTATAAGTAGTGTCTCGGTGGTACCAGTTAGAATAAGAAGAACATGAAATACATTAAGAAATTTATTAATTGGTTAGGAGAGATTCTTAAAGAAACATTGGCACAAACCTTTACATTACTAGGTTTTTTTATAGCATGGCTAACGCTTACTGGAACAGCTAAGGACATAGTTGGTATTGCTATACTAATATCACTAGGTTTATGGTTACTGACTATAGGTATACGTAACGATAAACCAGGTACAGATAAAAAGAAAGTGAGCAGATAATGCCTTACAGTAAAACAGGAAAGAAAAAGAGATACTCTTCCAAACGTAAGAAAAAAATGACTAAGTAGTCATGGCAAAAAATAAACCCGTATGGGATAAACCAAGACCTAAAGGATTAGGTAAAAGCAAGAAGCTATCATCTGCGCAAAAGTCTAAAGCAAAAGCAAGAGCTAAAGCTAATGGACGCAAGTATCCTAATATGGTGGACAATATGTGGGCAGCTAACAGATAATATATTTTGAAAGTATCTTGTCCTAAATGTGAACAACCACTTGAAGTACAGATAAATCCTTATAAATTATTCTGTACAAATCCTGATTGTTTAGACTATAATGATGTAAACAGGGAGTCTAAATGAAAATACAAGTTGTAAGAACACAGTTTGGCATTGACGCTACCAATGGAATGATGTTCATTGACGGTAAGTTTGAATGCTATACACTCGAAGATCAGTACCAAGCAGTTAAAGTAATGCACGAAACCTGCATACCTGAAGGTACATATCAAATTAAATTTAGAAAAGTCGGTGGATTTCACACTAAGTACAGCGCACGTTATAAGAATGCACACTACGGTATGCTTGAACTACAAGATGTACCAGACTTTAAATACATTCTAATCCATTCAGGTAATACAGATGAACACACATCAGGTTGTATACTTACAGGAAATACTCAACAAGATCTTGACTTAGGTAAAGATGGTATGATCGGACAGTCACGTAATGCGTATGAACGTATGTACAGAAAAGTATCAGCAGTATTACTACAAGGTAAACCAGTAGAGTTAGAGGTCAGCAAGATCAATCTTGATGGTGCAGCAGCACCACAACAAAGTTCCGATAGTAAAATGTTGCATGCTATTCACGAGAAAGTGACACGCATTGACAGTAAGCTAAGAGGAAAACCTATTATATAGATTGGAGTAATATGAGTGACGAACTAAAACAACTTGTTGAAAAAGTTGTATGGACATTCATCGAAGCATTCGGTTCTGCTTTGTTGGTTGGACCTGCAATGGATCTCGACATTACAACACTTGAAGCTGCAGCAATTGCAGGTGGCGGTGCTGTAATAGTAGTGTTAAAAGAGTATGCAAAAAAACAACTCGCAGGTAAGTAAACTTACCAAAACCCAACAGGACGTAGCACACAATGACGTAAAGGAGGCAGCTACGCACCCTAATGGATGGGAACCAGGCGTTAAGTTTGATTATAAAACTAAAACTGGAACCATAACATCAAGGGCTATGAGTAGTTCAACTCCTGAATTTGATACTCTATTACAAGAGTGGGGATTCGATCCTAAAAAATATGCAATAGTCAACGATACATTAAGAGTTTCTACGTGGGATATGAACGTTGGTAAGGGAGAAATACATCAAGCATGGGCATACAAAGCACAGATAGTTGCAACAGAAGCAACAATGGATAAAGAAGATTACACTCGAATCGAAAAATGGATACAGTCTTACAAGCGTAAAGCAAAACCTAAAGTAAAGAAAACTAAAGCTAGCTTCTTTGTTGCGGTTGCAGATTTACAGCTAGGCAAGAGAGATGGTGAAGGTACTGAAGCTATTGTTAAAAGATTTTTAGAGAAGATAGACACAGTACGTGATCGGTATAACTTTTTACGTGCAGCAGGAGTAGAGATGGATCAACTTACTGTTGTAGGATTAGGTGATATCGTTGAAGGATGTGTTGGCTTTTATCCGCAGGCAATGGGACCTAACGGAGTCGAGTTAGATTATCGTAATCAAATGAAGTTAGCTAGAAGACTAATTGCTAAAGCATTAGTTGAATGGTCTAAAGACTTTGATGTTGTTGTAGTAGGTGCAGTACCAGGTAATCATGGAGAGAAGCGTACTTCTAAAGGCGTAGCACCAACAGGTGGTATGGATAACTATGACATAGAAGTCTTTGAACAAATAGGTGAGATCTTTGCAGACAAACCACAATACAATCATGTAAAGTTTGTTATACCTGATGAACCACATCTATCTTTAAATGTATGTGGAACCAACATGAGTTTTACACATGGACATCTTGCAGGGTTCAGTGGTACTGTAGAAAATAAACTTATGAACTGGTGGAAGAATCAAACCTTCGGTGGTTTTCATGCAGGATCCTCGTCGATTCTAGTGACAGGACATTACCATCACTTTAGACAAGTACATGATCCACGAACCTGGATCCAGGTACCTAGCTTAGATGAGAGTACTTACTTCGAGCAGCAAGCAGGTAAGAAAACTAGGCAAGGTGTAGTGACTATGGTTGTAGATAAGAATGGTCACAATAATTTAGAGATCGTATAAAGAAAAAACCTGGTCGGGCTAGACCAGGTTCTTCCTAATTGGGAAGGAGTTACCTTGAATAAAGGTTAACTACATTATCTAAGATACCATATGGTATAATTATATGCAACTCTTTTCTTAGGCGACGGGTTTCCTCCTTTACCTTCGTCTTTGGCAGCAAATTTGACATAGTTAAGTTTGCTGTTTTTTCTATAAAATTCTTGATATCCACTTTTTTGTGTATATAATTAAGAGTGGAAAGGTAAAAATGACTGCAATAGTAGATGACTATATGTTATCTGAATTACGTACATCTGTTGCTAAGACTGGTGCTAAGTTTCTAGTCTGCCGCAATAGTAAACCAATGTATATTGATTCTATAAAAGAACTGCAAGATTATTTAAAAGCAAATGATCTATACATTTATGAGTTTGAATTATGGAATAACATAATACACTATGTGTTTGTACGTGGTGAGCGTGGTGGCGATTAATACATGAACATATTTACAAGTAAAAAGGAGATGAAGAAGTGGGCTATAGCTATGGCTAACGCATGCGGTGGTCAAGAGGTAACACAGACTTCATTAAAACTTAATCACCATCGTCCTGATAAAGTACAAAAGTTATCAATAAAGTTTGTTGAAGATTACAACGAGCAAATGTTAGAAGCTATAAAATTAGCACAAGGAGAGATCACATTAGATGAAGTGGGTAAGGAAGAAGAGTGAGTAAACCACATCCAATGGACAAAGATGTGAAGGTAATGTTTACTGATCACAGTACAAGAGACTTCATAATTACTGCAAGTAATGTTGAAGAAGCAGAAAAAGTATTTGATCTAATATTTAACCACATGGAATTAAGTATTACAGATTTACTAAGACAGTATAGTGTTGGTAAACAAACAAAAGTATGGGTAGAATACCATATAGATAAAGAACAAGATATTAACGAGGAGGAGAACGACTGATGGGTTGGCAAGAAGAATACGATCAAGTAGAAGATAGACTAGCAAAGTTTTGGGAGAACAATCCCAATGGTAGAGTCTATACAGAACATCTATCCATATCAGATGATCATCAAAGCATAGTTGTTAGAGCTATGATATATAAAGATTTAGAAGATATAAATCCTGTAGCAACAGGTATAGCACAGGATCAACAAGGTCCTAAAGGTGCTAACTTAACATCATGGATTGAAAACGCAGAGACATCTGCGATAGGACGTGGACTTGCAAACT